CGAATAAGTAGTGCCAATGTTTAGTGTTTGTGTGCCAGTTAGTAAACCACCTGCACCACCGCCACCACCAAGATAACTTGGGTTGCCACCATCACTACCACCACCACCACCACCAGCTACAAGCAAATAACTTGCAGTATATGTTGGACTATAAGTTTCACTGAACAATTTCCACAAGTTATCATTGCCATCATACCATTCTGGATTAGCTCTATCGCTGTTGAAACGAATTGTGCCTGATTTTGGAGTTGATGGACGAGCAGCATTGCCACCGAATGGTAATTGCAAACCACCAGTGTTTGTGCTCATATCAACAAGATTACTTGCTGCTACGATGTTAGCGTTACCACTAACTGTTGCAATATTGCCACCAAATGTTACAGTGCTTGTTGGCAAATAGCTTGCAACGTTTGAATTGCTGTATGTGCTACCGCCACCAGTTGCTGCTGTTGTTTGGAATGTGCCATCATTGAACTTGATACCAGCAGTGCCAGCAAGAACAACGTTACCTGCTGATTGAATTGTTGTGTTTGGATCTTCGTTTAACACTGCATAACGATTTGTTACACTTGCACCTGCACCAGACCAACCATTGGCTGTGTGAATACCAACAGCGTTAGCAATGATTACGTTGGCCTGCGTAGAGATTGCAATGTTACCCGAAATTAAACGAGCATATTGAATACTACTTGCTGTTGTGCCAGACGCCACTGTGGTCCAACCCATACTTGCATACAAACCGTTTTGATACTGAATGTTGGCGTTATTTCCGCCACCACCAGTAACAATTTGACTTGCAGTAGTCATACCACTGATACTGGATACGTTACCATTACCAATAAACACCGACTGTGCACCAATAGCACTTAATGGAGTCGATGCCTGACTTGCGCTAGACATTGTGCCCCAAGTTTTGCCACTTGGGAAAATATCAAGATGTATCTGATTGCTGCGAACACGATCACTGTTGGTCATAGTGTTAGCAGTTGTTGGATATATGCTTAGATAGTTTTCTGTTCCATATGTATTTCTGTTACCACTAGACGCATACGAACTTTGCAAGTTGATGTTTGCGCTCATGGCCATAATAACTGTCTGAGCAGTTGCAGGAGCTTGCAATACACCAGTTGTATATGTTGGTTGAACATATACAGCACTGACCTGATTTGATTGTGAAGTTGTTGGCAATGAACTTGCTGGACTTGCATTGACTAAAATGCGTTCGTTCACAGTATCAACTAATGTGTATCCTGCCAAGTTACCAGTAAATGTTGTGCCACTGCCAGTAGAATAAGCTGTGCCATTCGACCAGAAGAAACCGTTGGTAGAACTAATGTTGCCTGTAACCAAAGCTGTAGTTACAAACTGACCAGAAGTATTCAAAACGGCCTGAGATCCAACAGTAGTGCCATCAGAACTGATTGCAGCATTTAAGTAAATGTTATTTTTACTACCTATGGTTGTTTGGTTAGCGCTAGCATCTACCCAAGCATTGTAACCAATAATAGTAGTTGCTTCAGCTCCACCAAGATTAGATAATAATGGTTGAGGAGTTGTTGTCAATGTTCCACCAAGAGTTCCAGTGTAGGTTGGCAAGTAAGCCGCAACGTTTGCGTTACTATACGTTGTTGGGGTAACTGGCAAGTTAATAAGTTTACTACCATCACCGATAAAATAAGCACCTGCTGCTGCGTTAGCAGTGATATTGCCTTGTGCAGTAATTGTTCCGTCAGTGCCCAATGCAACTTGAACTGTGCCACCACCAGATGGTTCAACATAAATTGGGTTTCCGTAAGAAGTTGTTGAACTTGATCCAACTGACAATCCATTGGTCAATGGACTAAGACTTACACCAATTCTTGTAGCACCTGTGCTATCATTGATGCTGTTTACGTTATACAAGTTAGCAATATAACCATTTGAATATGATTTACTTGTTGAACCAATATTCAATAAGCCATTAATATATGGAGTGATGTTGCCAGTTTGAATGTTACCCGTATTAGTAACCAAGTAAGCTGCTACGTTGGCGTTGCTATAACTTGTGCCAGATGTAATAAAATTAGCATTGGCATAAGTTTCAAAAGAACTTAAATTAGCATTTGTAGAAGCAATGGCTGCATTGGCTGCTGCAATGTTGCCTTGTAATGAAATGATGCTTGAGCTATTGTTTAAACTGCCGCTGTAAGTTGGCAAGTAACTTGCAACGTTGCTGTTGCTGTAAGTTCCAGACTGCACTGGTAAGTTAATTAATTTACTACCATCACCAATAAAATAAGCACCTGCTGTTGCATTAGCAGTGATATTGCCTTGAGCAATTACTTGTCCTCCAGCAAAAACATTTGTGCCAGCCTGAATGCTTGCTGTGGCTGTTACTTGACCTGTTTGTGATAATGTTACGGCATTAACAAGACCCACTGTTTCAACAACAAAATCACGCTGAAAAGAAGTAATACCAGTTGTCTCAACATAGAGACCTGGTTGACTACCACTGCTGTCAACACGAACAACGGAACCACTTGCACCTGCAATATTGCCAACGTTGATAGTATCAAATGGAGCTGCCGGAGTTCCAATGTTATGTGTGCCAGATGTTGTAGTAATGTTACCAACCTGAACTGTGCCAGTGTATGTTGGAAGATATGCAGCAACGTTGGCGTTGCCATAACTACCAGTGCTGAATGTAGCATTTGCGTATGTTTCAAATGCAGTCAAGTTACCTTGAACACTGACAATAGCAGCATTAGCAGCAGTTAATCCACTGGTTAATGCATTGATTTGATTGCTTTGAATTGTGTTTGCTGCAATTTGTGCAGCATTAGCACCAGCTACATTTGCATTGATAGCAATGATTGTTGAATTTGTTGGCAAATAGGCAGCAACGTTACTGTTGCCATAACTACCACTACCACCAAAGTTAATTGGAACGTTGTTGGCCCACAAATAGTTGTTGGTTGCAATGATACTTGGAGCCAATGTTCCACCATATGTTGGCAAATATGTTGGCATGTAAGCCGCAACGTTGGCGTTGCCATAACTGCTTGATCCAGTTGGAATGTTGGTTAACTTACTACCGTCACCAACAAAGTAACCAGTTGCAACCACGTTGCCAGCATTAACGTTGCCTGTGACGTTGGCAGTTTGTGAAGTCAACAACTGAGCAATGTTAACATAGGCTGCTGTAATATTGCCATTGTATACTGGCAAATAGCTTGCAACGTTTGCGTTGCTATAACTTGCCGCTGCGGTTGTGATTGTTGTAATATTGGCCACACGACCATCAGTGCCCACAGTGATAACTGGGATAGTAGTCGCATTACCGTATGTGCCACTTGTTACCCCTGTTGGAGTTAATACTGTAAAAATTGGAGTTCCCAATGGACCTGTGGCTTGAACCGAACCATACAAGGCCAAGTTGCCACCCGATCCACCACCAGCATTGCCAGTGAAGTAACTGTAAACAGTTGTGTTACCTGTCGCTGGGTCAAGTGCAAAGTTTACGTTACCATTGTTGTCAAGCAATGTCAACAATTGTTGTGCGCTGTTCAAGACCGGAGTCTTGCTTGTTGTTCCATACAAACCTGTTGTGTTTGTTACTGCTACGTTAGCCATTATTAGTCCTTATTATCTTGCTGAGAAGCGTTGATCTCTACGTGGTTGGAAAATACTTGTCAATCGAGTATGTCCACCACTCCACTTGCCTTTGTTGTTTTGATCTTCGACGGTGTTCCACGCTTCTTGAAATTTGCCTGCCCATACAGCAGCGTCATCTGGCATCTTGCGTTTCAAATAGTATTCACGCAATGTGCCATAGACATAACCTTCGCTCCAAGTTTGAAGCACAACATTGTTTAACACTGTATTGCCGCTGTTGTCTGTTGAGAACAACAATGGCCAAGTTGTATAGTAATACATATTGATCTGAGCGCCCTCGCCCAACTTTGGCAAGAACTCATAGTTTTGACCAACTTCACCAAACTTACCACGATAGACTTGTGGAATGTTTACTGGTGTCAAGTATAAGTTTTGAATCAATTCTTGTGTGATAATGTCACGATCACCAATACGATCATAAACGATCCATGGGCCTGCCAAGTTACCTGAGTTGCCAGGTTGTCCTTGGTTAAAGAATATGATTGGTTTGTTCATATCAGGAGGAATTGGAATAGCACCATACTGGTCAGCAACACCAATAGTTGTATATGGGTTTGTGCGCAATGCTGGTAACTCAATGTTACGCATTGATAATTCTGCCAAGTAGATACATTGCTGTATTTCTGTTTGATTTGTTGAACCTGTAAAGTTCATTACATAAGATACTAATGCATTGGCATCAGAGATTTGTGTGCTCATTATTGTTGTCCTGGAAAATTAGCGCCTTCAAAAAAGGCTTTCTGACCAACTGCTGCGGGATAAGGCACTTCAATTGGTATTGGTAGTTTGCCACCTGGGTAACAGACAAATGCTGGATATTCTTGCTGAACAACACGATAGAATTGTGCTTTTAGCGTTCTATCTCGTTTGATTGTGTGCCAACTTAATCCACCAAAGTATTTGTTACCGATATCTTGTGCTAGAATTTCTGGTAGCTCAATCCATTTATAGCCCAATGTGCCATCTGGCATCAAAGGAGCAAGTGGATCAATCCAACCTTCTTCTGCTTTCTTTCTATATGCTTGACATTGCTCGCGGATATACTCCACATTTAATTGCTCTCGCTTGATATAGAACTTGCCATCTTCACGACCTGTTGTGGTCAAGATGTTTTTGCTCTTGTTGTAATCACTTCGCTGCCAATCACCTTTTAGAGTGTTGTATAGCTTGTCATTTTGCAGCAAACGATCTGCAATTCCATTGTCAGTGGTGACTAGACCACCCTTGTCCATTCTAAAGGCATCAGGATTGTGTTCTGGATCGGCATCATCCAAATAACTTTTCTTGTTGCCTGCGTAATCAAATTCTTCGTTCATAGATGTATTTAGTATTACTAGAAAAGAGCCCCTAAGGGCTCTTGTTATCTACTTTTTCTATTTGCCGTATAGTTGTCGGCATATTGTGCTACTCTAGTATCTGTTGCCTTTGTAAGACCTTTATTCCAGGCACCATTATGGGCTGCTCGTCTTGCCTCACTCCAGGGTTTTTTATTAGCTAAAGATTTTTTCTTTCGTGTTTCTTCTGATTGCGGAGCTCTTTTTAATGCAGCCTCACGCATTGCCGTTTTTGCCTCTTCTGACATTTTCTTACCTAACCATGGGCCCGGCTTACCTTTATTGCCATCAGTGCTATTTTGTGTTGCTAACATTATCTCAACATTGTCTGGACTATATGGTCCAATATCGTTAAATCTTGCCATACAATATTGTCCGTGTTTATTTCCACGAAGTTCCCATTTACCACTTTCTTCCCACATTTTCCACCAAGTTTCAAATGTGAATAACCATTCAATGCCTCTTTTATCTGCGGCACATTTTTGTTGACAGTATCTTGCTCGTGGTGTAGGTTTTTTCTTCTCCATAATATCTCCAATAAAAAAGGACTCCGAAGAGTCCTTTTATTTATAGTTAGAAAGAGATTAACTCTTAAAAACTTGTATTGTCCCAGGCGTTGAGGCGTTGGACGTATACAGATGGACGTAATTGACCTTCTGCGCCGTAGTTGTTTGTAGAACCACCGCTTACACCAACATAAGAACCGCTTGCGCTGATATCGTGCAATACTGCAACACCAGCTGGGTTACGAACGATAAGACAACCTTCAAGAATGAACTGATCCAAACTTGCGTCAGCGTTCGAGAACACTTCGTTGTTTGGTCCCAAGTCACGCAAGCTACCCCATTGTAGAACTTCTTCGTTCAAGAAATAGATTTGGTTGGAAGCACCAACTTGGTCCATAATCCAAGAATCGAAAATTTCGTATGTGTAGTTGAAGTCACCTTCGTATGTAGCGATAGTGTCACCACGCTCGCTGTTAACGCGGTTAATGCCACGTGATGTTGGCATTGTGTCGCTCAAGTGAGTGCGCAAACTTGTTGGGCAAACGATTGTGCGAATTTTTGCGTTGAAACGCTTTTCAGCAGTTGTAACCAATTGCTTATACAAACTTGGAGCGAATTGTTGCAAGTTAGAAGTATACTCATAGAATGAGCTACCAAGACCTTCACCATTGTTAGTGAAAGTTGTAGAACCAGCAGCAGCGGCTGTAGCACCGATTTCAAAAGCAGCGCCATTGAAGCCAGACTCGTTACCTGCGAATACAGCAGTTCCCAATGTATCGCTTGATTCAAAGTTGAACAAGTTAGTGATACGGTTAGAAGTGATTTGCAAGTTACCTGTGCCATCACCAACGCTGAATGAGTGTGTGCCAGCGAACGAGTTCAAACTACCCATACGACGACCTGTTTGTGTTGCACCAGAAACTTGAACATTACCAGAGCTTGCTGTGCCGATGTAAGCTGCACCAGATTGGCCAGCATATTTTGTTCCGACTTGGTCGTTACGAACGATTTGTGCTTCCACATCAAACATCAATTCGATCAATTGCTTGACTTCTTGATATGCTTGAGGATCGCCACCAGATTGTTCAACAGCACGAGCTGTTCCAGTTGCACCAACAACTGTTTGGAAAATCTGAGTGTAGTTACCCAAGTTAGCACGGCTGTTGCTTTCTGGAGTAGCACTTGTAACTGCCATACCTTCTTGCGCAGCTTGAACTGCTGGAGCACGATACACATCGTTTGTCCACAAAGGCAAAGTAGAAACTACTTTACGCTTTTTCGCCATGCACATATTTAAGACTGGGGTATCGTCTTTAACGCGGTTGGACACATCTAAGTCCAAATCTTTTACTACGATGTCGGTCTGGTAAGCTGTTGTTCCGTTACCAATTGCCGAGGTTGTGATTGTTGCCATTATTATCTCCTAAATTAAGGCTTCATTTTATTTAACGACTTCTTGATGCTCTTATCTGTCTGAGTTGAGCCATCAATAAGTTGTCTGCGGCTTTTTTATCGCCGCCCCTGGCTTGTGAGCGAAGACTTTGAATCTCATCCTTTTCACCGCTGGGAATTGCTGTTCCGGCTTTGCGATTAGTCAGTGCAGCAATACTGCCACCTGCTGACTTGGCTTTTGGGCGATCACGATACTTCAGACCATCTCTAATCAATGACAAAATATGTTCATCACTGCTAATCAAGTCAATATTATCTACGCCTGGAACTAATTGTGACTTAGCTCCTGACCAATCTTTAGCCACTTTCTCACGAATCTCATTATAGACATAACTATTCTTCAACTCCTTATCCTTGAAATTCTTTCTATTGTTCTCAAGAATCTCATTTACTTGATTCTTGCGAATAGCATAGAACTGCTCAACATTTGGCTTCAACTGACTCACCACTGCACTTTGCTGACGAATATAATTTTCGTTTTGCTGCATTGATGCTTGAATTCTGGCAATTTGTGCCGGATCTCTTGCTTGTGCCAACTGTTGCTGGAAGGTGTTTTGATATCCCTGTGTCTTTATGATTTCATCGTAAGCCTTTTGTAGCTGCGGACGAACCGTAAATTCCATTGCCAACAATAAGCCCTCAGTTTCCTGACGCTTTTGTGTAAGGTATTCATCAAACTCTGCCTTTTCAACTTTTAGTTGTCGGGCATCTTCGCTAATTGCTGCTCCTTGGCCTAAAATGCTTGCTGCCTTCTTGGCGTCAATAACAATCTCTTTACCATTGCGCATAAACTTGAACTTGGCGTTCGGATTTTGTTCTGCGAAGTCTAAGAAATCTATTAACTCTTCGGCTGATGTATTTGCTGTGCTTACCTCTTCAGGGGCGACTGCATCATCAGTGGCATCTGCATCTTCTGCTGTTGTAGCATCAACTTCTGGCTCGGTGTTTTCGTCATCATTGACTTCAACTCCTTCTGGCGCCACAGGGGTCTCAGTCGCTGCCGCAGCTGGAACACCTGTTTCGACCGGATTGGTAGCAACTACTTGGTTACGCATTGCGGCCATTTTCGCAGCTATTGACTCCAAACCTGAATCAATTTTTTGGACGGGGACCGTCTCCGCTACAGGGAGATTAGGTGCATCCTGAACTATATTGTCCATTTACATTTCCTTTATGTGTTGGGCTCTACATTTGCTCGTTGCTCTTGTATCGTTACCACACGATTTTTTAACACTACTTGTCTTTTCAACAAGTTAATAAAACTATCTATAGCATTGAAGTGATTTGACAATGCTATTCGCTTGGCGTTATCCTCTTGTGTATAACCAGTGGTCTCATTTAAAGCATCCATCGTTTCCAGTTGGAACTGACGAACGAATAAAACGAAGTCACGGTTCTTTAACAGATTCTCGGCAGCGCTACCAAGATGTTTAACTTTGTCTGCTTGTGCAGTTGTAAGTTTGCTCAACTCAGTAACATTGACCAGGCGGTTATTAAACGCTTCAAATACATTATCTTCAATCATTTCAATTCCAATCTAAAGTTATTTATACTTTTAGGGTCCGTAGGCTCTGGCCTTGTGTTCACCTATAAGTGCTACACCTTCTAGCTGTTTGCTTGCACTTGTGCCTTCAACATCAGCTTTGATTTGTTGTGCTTTCATTAAATCTAATTGTGCACCTGCTGTGTCTGCTTGTGCTCGTGCTTTGTCAGCAGCAGCTTTGGCCATTGCAAGTTGTTCTTGTGGGCTTGGGCCCATTTGTTGTTTGACTGCTTGAGCTTGTTTAATCATATCAACAACTTCATCTTTGGTTGGTAGATATGCGTCAGCATCTTTACAGCCCAATGCATACAAACTGTCTGCATATGGTTTACGGATCTTCTCAAACATAGTTGGGGTTAATGTGCCCTGAGCAACTGTGGCCTGAACTGTTTGATACAATTGTGTTTGTGTTTGTGCAATTACTTGTTGGCGTTGTAAAGCATTTTCATCGCTGCGCATACCCAATGCCAAGTCGATGTGAATTGTTTTGCGATCATTGAAACTCATATTCTCAGCAAAGTTTTCATAATCCATAAACACAGCTTTGCCTTCTGGGTGGAACTCTTGTGCAAGTTTCTTGACACCATAGTCATCGCCATATTGGATCAAGGTGCGCCAAATCAACCAAATAGCATCTTTAAGACCTTCTGCACAGTTTTTGACTGTGTTATCTTGAATAATTTGATTTGGTGTAAGAGCCAACTGCAACTTGATACCGCTGTTGCCCGGTGCCATAACTTCAGGATTAAATGTATCCTGTGGAGTTGTCATACCAATCATAGCCATTGTGTCTTGTTGCAATCTGTTCATTGCAGTGTCAATGAACTGTAGATTACCGTTTGGCAATGGTAATGGGTAAATGTCTTTGGTTGGGTCAAACTTGCTGTCCAAAATAAAGATAGCAGCTTCGCCATCTTGAATCATCTCAAAGTCTAATTTGTCTGGTTTAACACCAATACGGGGAGTTGCTTGTAGCAAGCCCATTTGTAGTTCTGCTCTGTGACCACTTGTTGCATATTCTTGCATTGGAACTACAGATTCAGCAATACTCATACCATAGAAGTTTTGTGCAAGTGGTTTTGGAACCATATTTGCAATTGGTATGAATTCTACTTCACGGGCACTGATAACATATTGACCACTATAAATCAATTCTACCAGTTCAAGTTCGCCATCTCCGTCAATGTCGTATTTGTTATAGACGGTTAGCACAGTGACTTGGCGTGCTTCTGGTTCTTGGGCAGCATAGCCCTGGGCTGGAAGTCCATTGATTGGCACCGAGTCTCTGGCGTGCAGTGCTAAGTTGTTTAACAACGATCCAGCCTGATACGCTCCTACATTACTGTATTCGGCATAGATTTTGAATTCTTCTAAATCAATGTCAGGATACAGTTCTGTGGCTTCTTGAATGCTCATTGGCTTGTAATAGCCACAGAATGGTTGTTCTTCAATACTGATAACAGTTGGGTCACACATCCAATAGTGTTGTGCGATTGGTCTGAATTTAATGTTTAGATTATATCCAGTTAGTTTGTATTTGGCTTCGTAAACAGTGTTGCGACGAATTGCTGCATTGATTTCGCTTTGCGTATCTTCTGTTTCAAGATTGGGCGCATCTTCTGTCATTGCATCAAAGTCACCATCAGCAGCTCTGAAGCTGATATCAATGTGATGTTGAATTGTTGCTGCTCTTTGATCCTCTGGCAAGTGTTGAACATATTGTTGAATCTCTGCCATGGCTTTTTGATAATCAACCTTTTGCTTACGACGACTTTGACGCAATGCTTTTAAGCCAGCTTCTTCTGCTTGTTGTTCAAAAGCTGCAAGTTGGTCTTCTGTGCCCTGTGTTGTAACATAGCGTGTAAAACTTTCACGCATTGGGCTAACCATCATCTCACCGTTTTTGTGCAAGCAAGCATCCATTACCCAATGTTGCAAAATAAAATGTGGGTCATTGTTGCTGTTGATGATTTTGTTTACCATATTTGTTGCTTGACGGGCTGCGTCAGCATCTGCTTCATCATCTGCAACAAACTCAAATTGAATTTCACCGTTCTGTGCTAGACCTTTGGTGATGACTGCTGTAGCGTAATCTACTGTGGGCTTGACAACTGGATGGATGTAATCTAGACCATTGACTGGTTCTGTTGATTGTGTAACTGCCAGAACCAAATAGTGATAGTCCGAGCTTCTGTTGATATTGTTCTTGGTGGCCAACAAACGCAGGTTTGCTGCACATTTTGCGTCAAGCAGCGACTTCATTTTTACAAAGCGGGCCATCATACCCTTGTGATTGTTTAAGTTACTGATGACTACGTTTTTCAAATCTAACATTTTTTATCCTTTGTTAATGTCTGCACAATTAATCTTTAATAATCCAGGCAGCGTGTGGTAAATTCACATCTGTGTGCAATTTAATACCTTTGGCAACAACAAATTCATCCACTGCCTTACGTGCTCCCAAACAACTTGGAGCCTGATAGTCATCAAACGCCACGATTCCACCAGAGACCATTTTTGGCCAAGCAAAATCCAGAGTAGCCAAATAACCTTCATACAAATCCAAATCAAGATGCAAGAATGCAATTTTGCAATCATCTTTACCTGCAAATGTGTCAGGGATCCAACCTTTATTGATTTCTACTGAGGGCTTGTCTTTGAAATATTCAACAACAGTGTCATAGTTTGCATCATTGAAGTCACCAGCTTTGTGCATATTATCGTGTTCTGATTGTTGTGGTAAACCTTCAAAACTGTCAAACAAACGTAGTTGTCTTTGTTTGGGCATACGATCATAAATCATTGATGCTGATCCACCATTGTATACTCCGCATTCCCAAAATTCACCATCAGCAAGAGTAACTGCGTTATCTAACAAAATATTCAATGCAGTTATGTTTTCTCTTGACAAAATTGTTGGTAGCATTCTTTATTATCCTATCGATTATCTATTATTTATTGTTTGCTCAGCCGACGGGATTGAACGGTTGCGTTTAGCTTCCCAAGTGGCTTGTATTTTTGCTCTACGCTCAGTAGACCAGGCAGCATTCTTGCGTCCAGGGGGTTTAGGACGTTTGTTTAGTTCTGCAAGTTTAGCAAGAGTTTCAGGTGAATGACGATGACCTTTTTGCCAACCCAATCCATTGGCACAAGATTCACTATGATTTTCATTGCTTGTTACTTTGCGCACATTATTTGGATGGTATGGGCCCGTGTCACCGTTGCGTGCCATTACAAGCTGTCCTGATTTTGTGCCACGATTTACTATGTCATCGCCCCACCATTCTAACCAGGATTCATAAGTAAATTCCCAGTCAATGTTGCGTATTTTAGCAAAGTGTTTTTGATTATTGTATTTTTTACGATATGAGTTCATACACTATTTTAACTTATCTGCCTGATGGATCCCAAGCCCGTTTCCATTCTGGCAAATCATTTTGTTTTTGCCATTGTGTTGACTGATACTGATGACGATAATCACGCATACGCTGTTGAGGGCTGCGTCCGTCCCAGGGTTCAGCAAGACCATTTAAGCATCCAAGTAATGCGTATCTGGCACTATCAATACAGTCATCTGGATCACTGAATCGGCCTTTTTCATCTACGAAATAGTTTTGTGCTTCACGCAAGAACTCAACGCAGTTTTCATTGATGTGCAGTGTGCCCATCTCTAGCATCTGACGCATCACATTTATACCAAACGATTTGTGGTTAGTTCTGCGACCTTGATCGTCTGGAGGATTCATAATAGCCTCAGGCAACACATTGAGTTCATACTGCTCAAAGAATTCTCTGATACTCTGTGAACTCATTGTATATCTGCCCTGTGTTGATGCGTCAGCTGGCAACACAATCGGAGTGCCAAACACTTCTGGTCGCATTAGATGATTTACATAGTTCATTGGGTTGGCTTCTTCGATGCCTTTGACCACAATCTGTGTATGCAGCCACGCTTCCTTTTCAGTAGGATGCCAATACATCAAGCTCACAACTGTTTTATCGTTGACAAGACCCAAGTCAAGTGCAATGATTCGGTGCAAGCCCTGAATGTTGCGTAAATCATAATCGCCAGTTTTATAAGTGGGCCAGTTGCGTATCTGAAACACGGCACCTTTACCCATAACAGGCTTACCAGCAATACGTGCTTCACGCTCGTGTGGTAAGTAATCTCGCTCAAGCTGTCTGCGTGTCTCCATTAACAAGAATGGTTCGCCCCAAGGATCATACTCTGGCACATCATCCCAACTTACACGAATATGCTTATAGCCATCTTCCCAGTTCCAGAACTTGCTTACAAGTCCGTTGAGTCCTTTAAGTGGCGTAAATGAACAGAGAACTTGGCCCTGCGTTGTGGCAGTTCGTGTGACAATCTCGCTAAAGAAATCGTCAGGGGGTTGTTCATCAAATACGGCAAGGTTAAGTTTGAAACCCTGCATTTGCCTGACTTCTTGCGTGTAGTTAGCAAATAGTAGATAACTGTTTGCACCGCTGCTATGACGGACTTCAACACCCATACAGTTAGCCCCATCAGCACGCATAGTGTCAAACACAATAGCATCACGAGGTATAGCACCAGTGCCAACATCGTCTCGAATCTTGATATCATTTGTTCCCAATAACTCTTTTTGCAATACTAGGGCAACCTGTGTCCAACCCTCACCAGCTACCATTGCGTTAACTGGATGCGTAAAGCGTTTGCCTTCCCACCAATCGGGATATTCACCAGTCAGATGCATTGCTGTTTCAAAACAAGTTGACACAGTTTTACCAATACGGTTAGCGGCCAGTATGCCTCTACGGTTACTTGCACCTGTGCCAAAGAATTTACGTTGATGTTCAAATGGTCTAAAGTATTTGAGTTGATTATACTTCATATCATCCTGCACAACTGACACAAGTTCCATAAACTTATATCTTGTATCGGTGGGCAATTTGTCTACAAACTCAATGCCAAGACCGTGTCGTTCGCAACAGAAGCGAATGGCTCTGCGCATCAATAATGACTCATCAATCATTTTAATGTATTACGGATTTCGTTTAGTTTGTGGGCAGCTTCGGCCAAGTCTCGGATTTCTTGTGGCATCAAGATCCAAGTGTCTGGCCGGGCTAAATCAACACTGCCTCGTTTGTCAAGACCAGCTTGCAAGCGTTCCATAGTCAGTCGTAGACAATGCTCAATCTGACCCGGATACTTGTCGGCAAATGCCTCACGGTGTGCAGCATTTACCTTTTGCAATATCTTAACATCAGCAACTTGTTGCGCTGCTAAGTTTGTGTTGGTCACATTGACCCCCACGGATTATCGTCCAACAACTCACCTTGTGCAACGAAATCACGGTCGATCCAAGTGTCCCATTGATTTGACTTGTTAACCTTTTGCTTCATCATAAAGTTGCGTAATCGTGAACCAACTGGAGTATAAGTGCCATTAGCACGACGAACAATCTGCTCACCAGTGCGTGGATCAATCCAAGTTAGTTTTTCTGGCACCTTCTGACCAAACTTGTTAATCTTTTGACCAACTGGCACTTTGGCAATTGGACCCAAGATTTCATAAGTGATTACATTGTTGTCGTATTTGCGAAACACAACCTGTGCTTTAACATCTTGTGCTTTCCATTCTGGATGTGGATGTGGAAAGCTGTTGGTGCCAAATCTGGTGACCAAGTTAAGACCTTCAAGCTCTGCTGGTCGTGGAGGCACATCTTTGAGTGCATCTTCGGGGATCAAATCGACCTTATCCAAATATGGATTCTCGGTGCCGGTAAATGCTGCATCAGGCTCTGCACCATTCAACACATCCATTGCGATTTGATATTTGAGTTTGTTGCTACGGCCTTTGAGATTCAACACAATGCCAGTTTGATCATAGACAAAGCGTTGTAGTTCAGTGGCTGTGGGGAAGTCAGTCATTAGACCTTCCATATCAAAGCCATGGTCGATTAACACTGCTTGCTTTTTGCCTGGCTTAACAGGCTTGTTGGGATTTGCTGTCCACTCTACATCAGCTTCAGGTTTAACTTCTGATTTTGCGTCTGCGGGAGTTTCTGCTTCGATGGGATCCAAGTCCCAAGAGATTTCTGGCGTTTTTGCGCCTTTGACGGGTTTGTTCATTTCTGTTCCTTAAAATAAAAATATGGCCAGATTACACTCTGGCCATCCAGTGTTTATGCGCTGCGAGATTTCTTAGTGCTACGGCCAACTTTAACACCTTCTCGTTGAGTTTTCTCATAAGTGTTGTCGTGAATGCTGCCACCGTTTGTATATTCAAACTCGGCATATTCGTGTGCTCGTTTAGCATAAGCATCATTGATAATAGTTGCCAATGGCTCACGGTCTTGTTTGGCTTTCTGGAAGCTGGCTCGTTTGCCTTCTGCTCCATTAACACCAACTCTGGGACCTTGTGCCACATTAACATTATCTACAGCGTAGATGTTGCGGCAAGTCCAGCTTGATTCTGTTTCTTTACTGATTTTTACTGGACCTTTTTTTGCTTTGTCGTTGTTCATCATTTTTTAGTTCCTTTTGGTTTTCGTGCTGTTTTAGCCGCAGCACGAAATGCTGCCGCTGTGGGTGCGCCCTTTGTGCCAGGCTTGCGCATACGTTCACCACTGCCAGCAGCTATTCTCTCACGCTTGGCTTGTATGTTTGCGTATAAACCCTGCTTGGCCATTATTCTGTCCAGCCACTCACAGACTGAACTGCTGCTGTTGCATTAGTTAACTGTGCTGGATAATCCCAAGTTAAACCACTTGTTGGACTACCGATTGCTGCTGTCAACACAATTGTAGTGTTTGCTGCTGGAGTATAATAAGTGATGTTGGTTGAACTGATTGCATCAAACTTTGCTGGCTGACCTACTGCGCCACCCAATGTTTTGTCTACCCAAGCAAGTGCGGCTTGGTCAGGTTGTGAGTTTAACAATCTGGCACTTGCAGTCAATTGATATGTGATGTTGCCAAGTAAACTGAAAACACCAGTTGAGCTGTTGTAGCTTACTGCGGTGCCTGTGTTGACATCAGTAGTATCCATAACTACTGTTGAAGCACGACCAGCAGACAAGAACACTGTCTTGCCAAGTTGGTCAGTTGTTGTGGTATAAAGTTGATTTGGCGTAGAGTTGTGAACACTAACTACGCTTACATTTGCTGTTGTCATTATTTGAATCCTCGTAATGTCTCAGCCAATCTTGCTCGTCGGCCCAACTTGCCACCTGCTTTGGCTGCTTTGGCAAGTTTCTTTGCTGGGATCTTTTCGCCCATTGGCACACCCATTTCTTTGTGCAATGCTCCTGGATGTGTAATAGCACCCTGAATCCATTTGCCATCGTGACCTTGTTTTGCCATAATATTAATCTCTCACTGGTGTTACATACACAGTTGTTGACGAACTGGCAACTGCTGCGATGTAGATTGTATTTGTATTTTGTGCACCAAAGTTGCCCGAAACAACTTGGCTTGACGATGGAGGAATAGCAACAACGCCTGGATAACTGTTACCTGTTGTTGGCACTACCAAGTTTGCAGCCACTGTTGCACTATTGTAAATGCCAACAAAAACTGGAATAGTTGTGCTGCCATTAACAATATTAAATGTATTTGTTATTGATGGAGCATAAGCAACATTACTAGCAGTTGATATTGCTGTTAATGCTGTAGATGTTCCAATTGCAATAAAACCTTGAGATGACATAATTATTTGTTTCCTACATTGATTTTATCTGTGTTACCATAGTGCAACATTGTAAAGCCAGGTTCAATGTTGTTCTTGGCTTGTGCTGCTGTGCTGATGGTTAGACGGCGTTTGTCAAATGTTGCGGCAGGACCAACATCCATTGGACTATCGCTCTTGTTGCCAACGCGGGGACCCATACCATAGTTCTCACCCATTGTTTTGCTGAATTGATTGTGGCTGTAACGGTCAGTTGAGCTGTCACGGTTAACACCTTTGCCCAACATACCTGAACTGGCAAGACCCATATCGTTGCCAGTTACATCTGCTTTGTTGCGAGGACCGGTCTCGCCAACATTCTTTTTCATTGTGTTGCTAGTCTTGCGACCTAATGTTGTATTTTTCATTTTAATATCCTTTTAGTTTTTTAACAGCGTGATGATGGTCTTCGTGCATTCTGCCATCACTGTGTTTGTGTTCTGCTGGGTTGCTCTGACGAGTTTTCATCATTGGATGTTCCATACTATGAACATCCTCTTCCAACTCGCTACGCTGTTCTGTATAACGACCTGCTTTAGGCATATGTTTGGCTTCACCGGCTAATGCGCTACGCCATTTTTCACTGCCTTGTTTCATAACAGCATCTGTAGGATTAAGTGTGTAAACACCTTTATTACTCATTGTAGTTCCTTTTATAGTTTGCCGTCACTGAAACGGTCTTCTTCTGGATTGATTAACTGCCCTTGAGCACGAGTCATCATATTGCGATCTCTGACAACTTTCTGTGCTTCAACATCTCGTGCCACTTTTTCGTGATAATGACGACTGCGTTTTGCGCTGTGTTCGCTGTGATGCGCTGTAGAACGCTCTTTGCGATCACGCTTTTTAGCTTCACCAGCTTCACTGTAGGCAATTGCTACAGCTTGTTTCTGTGGCTTGCCAGCAGCCATTTCAGCCTTGATGTTATGCTGAAATGCTTTGTTGCTTTTACCTTTTTCTAATGGCATTTTATGTCCTGTTGTATCTTTTATTTATTGTTTGTTTGGGGGTCGGTGTCGATGACCACAGATGGGGCATTCATCATTCATATACATTTAACCACCCAATCCAGTTTGTGGGAACGATCTGGCATTAACTCTGGCATCACTGGGGTTCAACTTATCAATAGTTTTCTCGTGATAGTTCTTGCTGATGTTAGCCTGAAATGCACTGTGCGGCAATGTGAATGTTGGCTCTGTTTTAGTTTGGCCCCGAGTTGAGTGACCAGTTATGCCCAGTCTGCCTGTTGTCATTGTCATTTTTTAGTTCCTGGTGCAGCAGCCAATGCAGCAAGTGCGTCAGCAAATGCCTGTGCTTTGTCTGCGATTGCGTCTTCTGATTCTACAACTTCAACCGATTGTAAATCAGGCATCAACTTACCTGCCAAAAGTGTGTGATATTTTAAGGTCAAAGCATCATTTGACTGACGGGCTTTTAAAAAGTCCTCAATTAATATTTCTTCATAAACTTGACCACTTTTGTCATACAACATGTCAATTACCGTTTGGACCGTTGCCTTATCTATTTTGTTTTTACTTCCAGGTTTTCTTCCGGCACCTTCTCTGTGGCCACCGCGATTTGATTTTTTAATGATATCTTTATCAGACATAATGTAACTCCAATTCTATTCCAAATAATGCACTAATACCAGGTATCATATGTTTAATCTCTGCTGCATTCTTTTCTTTAATAACAGAAAAGAAGTTTGTTAGATAATGATACTCAAACGAATGACCTGAGATTTTCTTTAATTCTTTATTAAATTCTGGCCAAATGACAGCGACTTTATTTCTTGTGCCAGTAACTTTAATTTGTATTTCTGGTCGTCTTGCTATAGCACGCGCCACATCATATGGGGGATAACCATTGCTTCTGTTGAAACTATTTGGATTATCTCTGGCATTTAACTTCTTGAGCATTTTAATCTCAAGTGCCATCATTTGTTTTTTGGTGCCATATCTTAATATTTTGCGTGTCCATCTTTCAGGATATTGTTCTATATCAGGTTTGGCATAGATACTGCTACAGATATATCCATCGTCGGGAGTTCCTTTATGATAGCCAACATACCATCTGCCATCATCTCGTCTCCAACGGTAAACAAACGCTTCATTACTCATACAAATATTTAGTCAGTTAAAATATCTGCGGGAGGGCAGTAAAAAAGCCCCATTTAAGGGGCCTTAACCAAACTGCGTCTAGTGCGGGGCTTTTTCACAATGGGTTCTGCTGCGGGAGCATTGAGCCAAGTAATCTGACTTGGTGTGTAGCCGGGATGGGCAAGTGTGGCTTTGCGCTGTGCCATTATGGCATTCTCTGCTGCCACTTCTACTGTAATCTCAAAATGCTTGATGAGTTTTATCTTGTATTGGTTCATTCTGTTATGGTAATGCTGTGTGTTTGGTTTGAGATATACTCTTGTAGTTCATAGTGGGGTTTATTCCAGTTCAAACTGCCTCTGTTTGGAGTTAAGGGTCTGTCTGTTAAATGTCCATCACAGAGATGTGCGCCCCATATGCCCTTAGTGTATTTTAACTCTTTTCCGCATCCAGGACAAAGGGGTTTGACCACAGCTCTGCGTTTATGACCTCTGGCATCTGTTTTTTCTATTTCTTTTATGGGTTCGTCAAAATCCCACTTGTAGTATTCATTGACTTTTTTGAGTCCGGGATATAATATCTTATAGACTGTGATTAGTGTTTTCTTGCTCATTGTGTATTTACGGAAACCGGTTTTCAATTGGATTAAATAAATCTATAATAAGGAAATGATATGAACCGTAAAGTAAAATATGATAAGAACGAAAACAAGTTTTTTGGTGCTAATAAAGTATCAGTGATGCAGGCATTTGAAACTGCTGTGTTGTTAATGGAACAGGCTGGCTGCACCGAAGAAGACATTATGAAGTATGTGCATATGGTGCATATGGGTTGGATCCGTGATGGAGCATTAGCACCCGAGTATGTTGAGTTGTGCGCTCAAGTTCAGCGTGAGCAGGCAGAGGAGGAAGTTATGCAGGCCAGAATCAATGCACTGCGTGAATCAGCGCAAACTTCTATTGTCAGCGATTACCGAGCATAAATATTTTTGTGAGTCACGGAGCTTTTAACTGTCAGTTATTTTCCTTTTCCCTTCTGTGACTCACACTCCATAGTAGATAAAACAAAGCCCCAGTAGCAATATTGGGGCTTTTGTTTTATAGATATTCAATGAACTTGTATGGTCCTCTGTCATCGTCATACCAATGATGATCGTTAAGTTTGAGCAAGATGAATGTGATGTTGGGGTGCTCTATTGGCACCATAAGCAGCATACCAACTTGCTTTAAGTCGCTGTAGTCATCTTCGAATATCAAGTCACTGAGACCTTCAACTCGATTTAACAGATTTGCGGGGATTTGTAAGTATTTCAATTTGTCTATATTGTAATATGTCTATGATATCAGATTCTGATAAGGGTGTAATCATTTGCGGGTAACTGTCTGCACTGATAACTGGGGTATTTTGCTGTGTTCTGCGCTCTGTTCTGATTAGACCAGTGTAAGCTCCATATGGGATACTACCAGTGCATATCAGTTCCCAATTACAGCGAGTCCAGTTTCGCATTGTTGGATCTATGACACTAACATAATAGGTCAAGTCTTCTAGGTCTACAAATCCAACTTCGTATATGTAATCACCTGTGCCTCTTTTTGATAGCTTTGCATTGATATCAACTAATAGGTATTCTCGTGCCATTTCGTTCTCCCATATATCTTATTTAGCAGATATTTGGGAAAATCGGTGAACCTGCTACTTGACTTGTTTACCCCATTGTCGTTGACATTCAATGGCCTCTGTAATGTTCAGTGTTGATTTTAAATTAGTGCGCAGATCCAAACTCACAATGTTTTGTCCATTGCTTTTCCAGCTGTTATCAACTGGTATAAAGATTTGATCGGCAATGGCAATCCAAGTAAAACAATATGTGTTTGCACCTATGCGTGTTGTGATTATTTGTATATCACCTTGGTTCTCAGCACCACTATAACGTCTGATACCTCCCAAACTATAAGAATTTAACAATGACAAGTCACAGTCAACTTCTTCACGCAATCTATTCATATTGGGTCTGAGTTTATCAAAACCCTTTTCTTGAATGTTAAATTTAAAATCTTCACTGCGTTTGTGAGTTTTGGTATTTTCAAATCTAGCAATGCTGCCACCAATACCTTCGTTGTATATCAAATCCCAACTTTTAACCAAAATGCTATTATACTGATCCCAATTTTCTAGCACTGTTTCCAAATAAGAACTCATAGAAGGTGTTTTGATATACTCTGTGGGCTTTTTCAAATCTTCAATCTCTTTGATCCATTCTTGGTCACGTGAGTTGCCTGTGCCTTTAATTTCATATGCTGGTGTGTGATATCCAGTGCCATCCCAATGTTCTTTCATTTTGCACCTCCCACTCGTGATTGACAATCTAGAAAACTACGATTTGTTCTGCTGGGTAATGACAATGGCTTGCCCCAAACACCTGCGCTTTGAAAATACTTTTGTTGTGCTGTCAGTGCTTTGTTGTTTATGGGTATTTCAATAATACCACTATAGTCACTAAACCACAATGTCAATGTGTCAGCTTTGGGGTCTAGTGTTACTACCACATCAGGGAATACACTTTTGGTAGTTCGTTCAGTCAAATGACCAATCAACCAATGTTTGTTTTCTACGCTGAGTTCATATACAGCTTCGTCAAATTCATTTAAACGTTTGAAATCTCTGCCACGTTCCCTTGTAACCAAATATGCTGTGTAGTTCATTGCTTCACAGTCTATGACCTGATCGTGTGTTTGCAAAGTAATATAAACTTGTTGTCTTGTGCCGTTTGGTTGTTTGATTTGGATTTCCGCGCCGCTGATTAAATCTCTGAGGCCTACGGCCCTGTCTTTGGGGTCCTCTCCGAGGGAGGGGCCAACAGGCGTCGGAGACGAGGTATCTCCTGCCACATCACGCAGTTCTCCGCGGGATGGGTTGTTTAGTTTTAAGTTTTTAGTTATTAAGTTATTAAATTCATTTCGCATTGCGATATCTGATTTCGCGGGTGCGATATCTGTTTTCGCGCCTAAGATTGAATTAATGATAGAAGATGTTGTTTGCATATTTTCCTTTTCCTTGTTTAGTATATATGTTTATTTAGCGCATATCAACAAAAACTCCATTTTTTGTTGATATCTGGTTAAATAAGATTGTCTGGGATCAACCAGATATCTGAGGATAGCGTGGAGTATGTTTTTCTGGTTTCCACCACAAGCTCGAATCAGCCCAGCCACTTGTAGCCATTGTTAAATCTGTGCTTCAAATAACTTGCAGCACGACGAGTAATACCATATTTCTCAGCACTCTCCTCTGTGCTGTGGTCACGAATGTAACGCATCTGTTCTTCTGTATACTTGTAATTACGATTTTGTTTACGCACAGCATTACCTCGTTTTACGCCAGTGGGCTTTCTGCCTTTGGCATACTGCACTCTGTTTCTGTCAAAGCTAGTGCCCACAATCATATGCTCTGTGTTGCAGCAAAGTTGATTGTCGCAGAACTCGTGTATGACAAACTCATCTCTGGTTAGTTCTCTGCCAAGCTCTAGCATCATTGCAATTCTGTGCGTGACCTGCATCTGTCTTTTGCCCAATGCTGTGTTATAGACATTGAACATCCCATAGCCCTGTCTGTGCTTGCCTCCAACCCAAAGTTCGCAGCCATTGTCTTGTTGTATAATGCGGCTAAAGAATTTGGATTCGTTGATGGCAATGTTGCCAATATAAATGTATTCGTGTGGGTTATGTAGGCCTTTTGGTCTTCCTGACATATTTTTCTCCTTGTGCTATAATATATTTAGTGTTTAGAATAACTATGCTAAATAATATTATAGTAGGAGAATGATTTGAGAACTACAGACAAATACTTGCCCAGTGACCATGATCATTGGCATTGGTCATTGGCCAGAACCGAAGATGACATCAATGACATTGTTGCGATGGCTAAGGGATTTTACGAAACAGAAGTTTCAGACATTTTTACTACGGATCCTGCGATCCTAAGGCAACACATAGACTTGGCTGTAACCGCACAAAAATACACTCTAAACCAGCAACAAATCATCATTTGCCGTGATAAAACCAGCGGAAAACTGCTGGGTTGGGCGTGGTTGGATCGGGGACACTATACGCCCTATGCAGCAGAGGAAATGGCAGATGCCAGATTTGCACACATAGATTTGAGTTTGCCCAACAGAACACGCATTACACTGTGTGCTCAAATCATTCAGCAATGGATCTTATGGTGCAGCATTCATCAAATTCCAGTTTTAATCAGCAGTTCAATCAGAAGTGAACAAGAAGCATTTTTAAAATTGCACCAACGATTTGGATTTAAACGACACGGCAGTGTTTGTTATTTTAAAGTGGAGAACTATTTTGGGAATAGCAATGAGTAAGTCGGGCATACAAGCAATATCTATACCAGCATTGACCCCACAGCAAGTGGCACAAATGTATAATGGTTATAACAGTCAGTCGGCACAGCAACAGGCCGCCAACCAATATGGGCAAATGATAGCAAACTTGGGTCGTAGTCAGTCCATCACAGCACGATGGATGTTTGATGGTCAACTGATGGACTTGGTAGATTTTGCCAATGCTGTGTTTGGAAAAGACACGCCAGAGGCAACACATTTTGTATTAAAACATAGTAAATGAAAGGAAATACAATGACAGTAGAAGCAGTTAAAACCCGTGTGATTTTTACACGCAAAGAAGTTCAACAAAAGACCGATAGCGGTATTATTTTTAGCAATCCAAATCAAGAACATAATCCATTGGGCTATGTGCATAGCATTGGCACAGAAGTCAAGATTGATGGATTGGCGGTAGGAGATGCAATCAGCGTCAACTGGCAATCAGTGGGTATGCTAGAACACGAAGGAGTAAAATACTACATCGTGGATCAAAATAACATTAACGCGGTAATAAAATAATGGCCAAGATTAAAGTAGATGACCATACTATCAAGGGTGATAGAATAGATTTTGAACGCATTGAGATTGTTGTTGATGACAGCAAGCCAGACAAGATTGAAATCTATATTCTAGACGAGAACGGCGAAAGAGCAGAAGGTGGAAGTTTTGACCGAGATGCTTTTATGCAGTCTGTTCGTGATTTTTATAATCAAAATTTTTAATACTTCGTTTGATATCAATTAAGATATCTTCAATAACATCCATACGGTTCTCAAGACGGTCTAGTTTATCTACAACATCTTGGAACCGTTGTTCACATTCTTTTAAGTGGTCATCAAGCGTCATTTGACAGAGTTGCCTCTAGTTGCCATTTGAACTTGGCCAATTTGCCAATAGCATCATCGCTCATATTTGAAATATCAGTGTAATCAACATCGTCTGCTGCTTTGCGTAGCTCGTGATAGATATCAATCAAAGTATAGATATCAGTCAATATGATATTCAACATATCATCACTAGTGCCTTCAACACCAAAATCAGTTGCTCTGCTAGTTGAGCATACTTGCATTAGCATATCTGGCATCAATGCTCCGCAAGTGCGTAATTTCTCACCAAGTGTGTCTATGTTGTCTTGCAAGAACTCATAAATCTTCTTTAATAGTTTGTGGTCTTGGTAGAAATTTCTGCCTTTGATGTTGACATGGGCTGCGTGTGTTTTGTAATAAACAACAAAGTTTGTTGCAAATGTTTCTTCTAATACTTTGGTTAATTCTGTTAAATCCATTTCAGTTCCTCATTATCTTTCGTTTAGTGGCTTCCAGCCCTGTGCTCTGCGTTGGGCTTCTGCTTGTTTTAATATTGCGATTTCTTCTGGACTTGTATATAACAACTCTTTGGCCATCATTGCTGCTGGAATGTATTTGCCAGCCAAACTTGATATTCTGGTCATAAAATTACTAGTAGTTGGATTAGCAAATGCTTCTGCCGCTCCAGCTTCTGTTGCTAGTGTGTCTGGTAGTTTAACACCATTTGTTTTGGCCCATTGAAGTTTTTGGTCATAGTTCATACCACCCAAATCACTTGCTGTTTTTAATGGATTTGGTGTTTTCGTAGTATGTTCGGTAAGAGCATTATTAAGAGCATTTTCTTTTGCTGCTTGCGCTGCTTGTTCAGCACTGATTTGATTTGCTGTTGTATTTGTTTGTGTGGGAGCAAACTGTCCAGTTTTATTAATATAATTTTTGGCTTGTTGATATGTTTGTTGAATGCCACTATACAATGGAGCTGCTTTAGCAGCGGCTGTTGGAGGAGGCAAACCTAAATGACTTGCTGCCAAATCTGCTGCTGCTGTGCCTGGATTTCTTGCATAAGTTTTAATCAAATCACCAGCAGATTGTGCTGCCCCACTGAATGTGGGACCAACAATACTTTTACCAGTTTGGGCCATTTGACCAGCATTGTTTATAGCATTTGCTGTGCCTTGCATTATATTGGGTGCGTTTAGTCCCACTGCACCTGCACCAGCAGCCGCTGCCATATTAGCCATATCATTGGAGTTATCTGGAGCAACTGGTGCTTGAGGTTGTGCTTGAGATTGCGTAGTCAAAAATTGTTGAATCTGCTCATCACTAGTGCCATCTGGAACATCTAGTGTAAAGCGTTCTCCATTTTGCTCAACTGTTACTCTTTCGGTCATTGTATTCTCTCTCTACTAATGATTCTAATTCCAGTGTTGCTACTTGTAACTGGGTTAGCAGCAGCTCCACCTGTTCGTGCTTGTGATTCAGCAGCAGATTGCGCCTTACGAATTATTTCAATAGATTTTTGTAACCATTGTTTTGTATATTGTGGATCAGATTTTTCAGTTGGTTTGTTTTCAGTCAAGAATTGTAGTTCTTGATTGGTCAAGTGACCTTTGATAGTGCCCTGACTTGCTGCGCCACCAATAGCTCTGACTGTATCCATAATAGAACGAGTATTGCGAGCATCTTCTGTTTCAAGTTGTGTGCCAATTGCCTGTGCAATAGGACCACGACCACTTATGACACTCAACTCAGGACCAATGTTGTGTTTACCAGTATCAAGCAAATCAATTGCGTGTTGAGCCTGATCGATTGTGTTGGCTGCATTACCAGCGTTGGCCACAACTTCAGCATTGCGTTTAGCAATTTCTTTGTTTGCTTCGTTAAAGTTTTTAGTTCTATCTTTGAACTGTTGTGGTGTTTCTGTTTCATAACCAGATTCACGAAATTTTGGTTGTGCGATTGCTGCAACAGGAGCTTGTTGTGGACCATTCGGAGCATTGGCTGCTCGAACCAAATTCGCACTCGCTGGAGCTGCTGTTTGAACTAAATTACCAGCTGCTGGAGCTGCTGATTGAGTTGTTGCAGCCGGAGCTGGCTGAGCTGGCTGAACTCTTTGATTTACAACTGGATTAAAGTTACCACTTTGATCCGCTTGAACTGGCAAGCCGCCATTGTTCATATCAACAAG